CGACGCCCGACATGATCCGTGAGGCTGAGATCAGTCTTGCTGAGGCTCGTCTCGGAGTAGCGGACGCGACAGACGCCCAATGGCAGGCGACTCAGGATCTCAACGAGGCGCAGCGCGTTCTCGACATGACGATCAACGGCGCACGCGAAGGCAGCGAGGAATACACGCAGGCACTCGAGGAACTCGAGGCGGCTCAGCGTTCGTATCAGGATGCGATCGAGTCTCAGATTGAGGCGCGCGAGCGCGAGGCTGAGGCGATCAAGAAGGTGCGCGAAGAGGAAGAGGCTCTGAAGAAGTTGCGCGAGAGTCTTCCGAAGGGGACGACATTCGACGAGGCTGGCAACGCAACTGCGCCGACGCCTACGGCATCTGGGTCGAAGTTCCCGAACTTCATGGCTGCGGTCAAGGCGTTGCATCCCAACGCGCCGTCTCTGAAGTCAAACACGCCCGTGAAGGCGTCGCGGATGGCGTTCCCGAACCTCTACAAGGAATACAAGGATGCGGGTCTTGCTCTCGCTGAGGGCGGCATCGTTCGACGTCCCACGACTGCGCTGATCGGAGAGGCTGGACCCGAGGCAGTCATCCCGTTGCGCGACATCGCGTCGCTCGGTAGCACCAACGTGTACGTCACGGTGAACGCTGGGATGGGTGTCGATCCCGCTGTGGTAGGCGACGAGATCGTGAACATCTTGCAGCGGTACAACAGACGGAACGGTGCGCTGCCTTTGGCGGTGGCGTAGATGACGACGACGACCGCGTGGGGTGAGACGCTCGAAGTTCAGATGCAACTCGGGTTCCCCGTCAACGAGTTCACGATTGGCAACACGACCTCGGGAGTGATTGGAGATCCCAACTACTTCATCGGCGGCACGCTCGAAGGCATCGACGTCTCGCCCTACGTTCTCTCGCTGTCGACGTCTCGAGGACGTCCCGATCAACTCGCCCAGTTCACGGCGGGCAGCGCGACGATCCAACTCGACAATCGTGACCGTAGGTTCGATCCGATCAACGAGTCCTCGCCGTACTGGGATGCGACCGAGGGTCGTACTGGAGTCGTACCGCGACGGAAGGTGACGATCAAGTGCGACGGCGATCCCGTGTTCGTTGGTCGCATAACGGACATCGACATCTCGTATGAGCCGACGCGCCTGACGGCGACCACGGAGAACTCTTCGGTGACGATCACGGCGGCTGACGACTTCCTCCTGCTCGCGAACACGTTCACGGCGTCTCCGATTACGCCCAGCGAACAGTTCTCTGGCGCGCGCGTCTCTGCGATCTTGGATCTCCCAGAAGTCGACTACCCGTCGACGAGTCGCGACATCGACACGGGTGTTGCGGTCTTGGGTGGCGGGGCGACGTTCGCGATTGACGCGAACACGAACGTGCTGACCTATCTCCAAGAGATCACGAAGTCCGAAGAGGGCTTGCTGTTCGTCGACCGTACGGGCTGGCTGACGTTTCGCGAGCGCGTACTGCCATCGTTCGACAATCCCGTGCTGACGTTCGCAGACGACGGCTCTGGGATCGACTATCAGTCGATTGCGATTATCTACGGCTCGGAGTTCCTCTACAACCGCGTGTCGTGTTCGATCGTCGGCGGTACCGATCAGGTCGTCAACAATCTGACGTCTCAGGAAGAGTTCGGGATCATCACGCTGTCGCTCAGCGATCTCTTGCTGAAGGACGACGCCGCTGCGCTCGAACTCGCGAACGTCCTGCTGGATCGCTACTCCCAGCCCCAGTATCGGTTCGACGCCGTTCAGGTGATCTACAACAACAAGACCGCGCTGCAACGCGAGGCGTTGACCCAACTCGAAGTGGGCGAACAGATCGAGGTGACGAGGACGTTCCGTACGGGTACGCCCGCCTCGGTGACGGAGGGCTACGTCGTCGAAGGCGTACGCCATACGATCTCGCCCCAGTCGCACAGCGTTGTGTACAGTCTGTCCGCGACGGACGTGCTGTACCCGTTCATCATAGGCGATCCCGTCTATGGCGTGATCGGGACGGTCAACGCGATCTCATAAGGTAGGCTGACGGTATGGCGATCACAGGGACCAAGTTGTGGACGGATGAAACCGTCCTGTATGCGGTGGACATGAATCAGTACCTGATGCGTGGCATCAAGGTATTCGCAGACGCGGCGACGAGAGACGCGGCGTACGGTGGAGCGGGTGAGCCGACTCTCGAAGAGGGAGAAGTGTGCTACCTGCTCGACACCAATCAAGTCTTGGCGTACAACGGTACGTCATGGAACAGCGTGGGCAGCGCGGTTGACGACGATCAGACGATCCTCGCGGCGCGCGTGTTCGGTGGATAGGGAGACACGATGGCAACATTCAGCAAGTCAATCCTCAGCGGCTCGACGGACGGTAAGGGCATCCTCGTTGCTGCGACTGCGACCGCAGGCACGCTCATCCACACGGGTTCTTCGACGGCTACGACTCTCGACGAGGTCTGGCTGTATGCGATGAACACGGACACGACGGCACGCAAGTTGACGATCGAATGGGGTGGCGTTACCGCGCCCAACGATCTCATTGAGATGACTGTGCAGCCCGAGGCGGGTCTGACTCTCGTAGCCCCTGGGCTACTGATCAAGGGCAACGTGTCGTCGGCTCTGATCGTTCGCGCGTTCGCAGCGACTACGAACGTCATCACGATTCACGGATACGTCAACCGCATCGCGGTGTAGTCGTGGCGATCGTCGGCGGGACGCGGTTCGGACAGCGCGAGCGCGTCTCTTCGTACACGCGCGGCTGGATGGGCAACTCACTTGACTTTGACTATCTCGTACAGGCTGGCGGCGGCGGCGGTCAGCGTTACACGGGTGGCGGTGGCGGTGGTGGTCAGGTTCAGTCGTGGGAGGCATCCGCACCCATCGGATTCGCGGCTGGCACAAGCGGCTCGATCGCGATGACGATCGGCGCAGGCTCGACTGGTGCTGGTGGCAACTCTCAGATCGCTGGCGTACAGACCACGACTGGTGGTGGTAACTCGAACACGAACGCGGCTGGATCGAATGGCGGCTGTGGTGGTGGACGTCAATACAACTACGCGCCACCGGGGACTGGCATCGCGGGTCCTCCACGTCAAGGCTATGACGGTGGATGGGGTGGTGGCGGTACGGCGGCTGCGGCTGATCTCGCGACGAACAACGGCGCGGCTGGACGTTCGACGACGATCCGTGGCACGCTCGAATACTTCGGCGGTGGAGGTTCGGGATCGGGCTACGCGACTGGTGTTGGTGGCACGTCTGGTGGCATCGGTGGTGGCGGTAACTACAACACGGCGGGTGGTACGAACACAGGTGGTGGTGGCGGCGCGTCGCTGAACGATCCTCCGTACTCGAACGCTGGCGGCTCGGGCATCGTGATCGTTCGCGTCTACGAGTCCGATCTAGGCGTCGGACGTCAGATGCGTAGGAAGATCAGCGGTCAGAGTTCAACGACCTACAATCTTCCCCACGAGACGTTCACCTTCACGGGTACGGGCACGTTGACTTGGAACCGCTAATGGCGCACTTCGCTCTTCTCGACTCGAACAACGTCGTGACCAACGTCGTCGTCGTCGACAACGTAAGGCTCGGCGACGATCCGACGCTGGAGGAGGCTCGAGGCGTCGCGTATCTCCAAGCGATCTTCGGAGAAGAGACGCGCTGGGTTCAGACGTCGTACAACGCGCGGATCAGAGACATCTTCGCGAGTATTGGCGACCGCTACGATGAGGTGGCAGACAAGTTCATAACCGACCGACCACGACCCGAGGACGTCCTTCCAGATGACTGATTGGAGACTGACGATGTATCAGATCAGAGAGTTCATCGAGCGCAACCCTGTGCGCGTTGCTGCGGTCGTCTCGTCGATCGTCGCGCTGTTCCTTCCTGTATTCGCGCCAGATCTGCCTGTTGATCAGGCGGTGATCTTCGTGCTCGCCGCGCTCGGTCTTGGCGAGTATGCGCAACGTGTCGAAGATCGCAAGACGGATAAGGCTCTTCGCAAGTCGCCTCCGCGCAAGAAGTAGTTGACGATGACGCGTCCGTACACGGGAACGTCAGACGGCATCGCGTCTGGAGCACGCGCTGGACTCGTCGAGTTCGTCAAGCAAGTCGAGACGCGTACAGATCGCGCACTCTGGAACAACGGGACGTGGGGCGTTCGCAAGATGCGTGGGAAGGACTCGCTGTCCGTGCACGCGACTGGGCGTGCGGTTGATCTCTCGTATCGGCGTATGAGCGATGGTCGTGGCAAGAAGGACGGGCGACGCTACGCGCAAGTGCTGATGAACTGGATGACGCGCAACGCGGACGCTCTCGGCTTGGAGATGTGTATTGACTATGCGGTACCGCGCCACGGACGGGCGTACAAGTGCGATCGCGACGGCTGGGTGCGTTATACCAAGCACACGGTGACGGGTGGCGGCTCTCCGTCGTCCGATTGGATCCACGTCGAGTTGTCGCCGAAGATGGCTGACGATCCCGCTGGGATCGCGCGCGCGTTCGAGTCTCTGACGCCAGATCTCTTCGAGAAGGCGTGAGATGGATCAGGGGATTGCGCTCGTCGTCGTCGCGGTAATCACAGCGGTTGGTGGCATCATCGTCGCCGTCATCCAGTCCTCGAGACGGGAGAACCGCAGGGACCACGCGTCTGTCGCGGCGGCTCTTCTCAAACTGCACAACGCCTCGCAGAAGGCTAGCCTTGCCATAGGCAGGGTCGAGGTCAAGTTGGATCGCCACCTGTTGGATCACGAGAAGGGTGAACACGATGGGATTGCTCGACGAGATACGTGATGAGGGACGACGCGTCACCAAGACGGAACGTTTCCTTGCACAGTTCAGCGAAGAGGACAGGCGCGATCTAGTCGAGGCGTTGTCGGATCATTCGATCCCGATGCCGTCGATCGTTCGCGCTCTTCACAAGCGCGGAGTGAGCGTGACGCTCGATCAGGCGTATGGTCTGCGAAGGAGGCTCGCGAATGAGTCTCGGTGACGAGATCAGAGACGAGTCGTCGACGCTCGACAAGGCTGAGTTGATCCGCGCGCGTCGCGCGAAGGAACAAGCGGAGCGTGAAGTGAGTCGGCTACTCGACGAGTTGGAGAGAGCACAGAAGGCGTTGGCAATCGTCGGAAGTCTCGACGAGGCTGCGCTGCAACCTCCGAAGTGGATGAACGTCGGCAAGCCGAAGATCGGACGCGCGACGCCGATCGTGATGCTGTCGGACACGCACTTCGACGAGGTCGTGAACCCAGATGAGATGGAAGGGCTGAACGCGTACAACCGCGAGATCGCCGTGATGCGCCTCGAGCGTTGGTCGCAGAACGTCGTGAAGTTGGCGCGGAACTATCTCGCGGGACTCCAGTACGACGGGATTGTGGTGATGCTCGGTGGCGACATCTTCTCGGGCGACATCCACGAGGAACTCGCGGAGACGAACGAGGACACCATGCTCGGCTCGTTGCTGTTCTGGAGTGAACAGATCGCCGCTGCGCTGGATCTTCTTCAGCGCGAGTTTAGGCAGATGCACGTTGCGTCGGTGATGGGCAACCACGGACGGATGACGCGCAAGCCGCGAGCGAAGTTGCGTGCGCGGACGAACTTTGACTGGCTGCTGTCGAAGATGGTGCAACGGCACTTCCGCGACAACAGCAAGATGACGTTCGATGTTCCCGAGTCGGCTGACGTTCTCGTGCGCGTGTACGACCATGGGCAGTTGATGACGCACGGCGATCAGGTCAACGGCGGTGGTGGCATCGGCGGGATCTACCCGCCCGTGATGCGTCTGCGTGCGCGCAAACAGCAACGGCATCTGCAAGTCGGCTCGTCGTTCGAGACGCTGTGGATGGGGCATTGGCATCAGTACCTGAGTACGCCGTCGCTGATCGTGAACGGATCGCTGAAGGGCTATGACGAGTATGCGATGGTGAGCAACTTCGCCTTTGAGCAACCACAGCAGGCGTTCGCGATCGTTACCCCTGAGCGTGGCGTGACGATTCAGGCACCCGTGTTCTGCATGGATCGCAAGCGGGAGAAGTGGTGAGCGACACAGTCGTGTGGATCAAGTGGGCTGATGCCCATACGTCGGATGGTGGCTGGCTGGATCTCGACGCGTACGAAGATGACGGCGAAGTGATCGTGGACACGGTCGGGTTCCTCGTTCCGATCGACGCCGCGGGTAGCAAGCATGGTCACGTGACCGTCTGGCAGACGCGTTGCGACAACGAAGGAATACACGCGATGCACATCCCTGTTGGCATGGTGCGTTCGATGATCGTTCTCGCGTAGTTCTCGCGTGCTACGGTGCGCCAGCCGAGTCGTTCCCCTTCTCCGACGCGGTCGGGTCGAGACGCCGCCAGTTCGCAAGGCTGGCGGCGGCTCCCCGTCTGAGGGTCGTTCCGTCTCCTGCTAGACTTGTCTCGTCGGGTTGAGGGACTCGACTTCACGAAGGAGGGAAGATGGAGGGGAAGAAGCAAGCGCGTTGGATCTGTCCGACGTGCAGCAACGGGAGGCTCGCGCCGACGCGCCCACGACGGGACGATGTTCGTCGCTACTGCCTGCCGTGCTCTGAAGAGTCGGGGCGACTCGTCGAACGGATCGCACCCGCGCTCGAACGTCAGCGTGAGAAGAAGAGCACGAAGAAGAAGGCGGCACGCAAGCGCAAGCGGGCGACACGCGCTCGACGCGAGGCACCCAAGAAGGAACTTGCGAAGGTCAAGAAGAACCTTCAGCGGCGGGACTCGAACGGGATGCCGTACAAGCGCGAGGCTGAGCGCATCTGGAAGATCTTGGAGCCGTACCACAAGGGACGTCCGCTGCCACGGATCGTCGTACCGACACGCGGCGTGAGCATCGAGAACGGTACGACGTGGATGCCAGCCAGCGGAGTCGCGGGACTCTCGTATGGCGGCAAGATCGTCGTCAAGCCGTGGGCAGGATGGGGAACGCTCGCACACGAACTCGCACACGAAGTCGACTACGGCAACAGGTCGAACGGTCGACGTCCCCACGATGAGGTGTTCTACGCGATCGTGCGACACATCTACGAGAAGAGATGGCGCGTGCAGATCTCGAACTACGGGATCACCCGCTGGGGGTACAACGTTGATCGTCACTACGAGTTGCAGGTGCGGCATCTCTGGGCGACGGCGTGGAAGAAGTCGAAGAGCGCGGACGCGTAGTCCCGTTCGAGAAGAGCGGTTCTAGCGGTTCTGGACGAGGGGGCGGCGCGCCCCTTACGCTTGGAGACGTCGGGGCGAGGGGCTCCGCGAGAGGAAGGGGAAGAGATGAAGAGCAAGCGGAACGTCAGCAAGGTCGAACTCGCCGACTGCCCAGAGGACGGCGGCAAGTGGATCATCTATTGCGAGCACTTCGACGACAACGGCGAGTGCATCTATGCCGCGATCCTTCAGGACACGAACAAGCGACGTCTGAACTCGTGGAGGACGGGAACGCACGTCTGGTGCGAGAAGTGCCAAGAGGACTACGAGAACGAACTGGAGGGCAACAAGTGAGCGCGAAGATCGAGACGGTACGCGACGAGCACCATCGCTGCACGTACCACTACCACGTGGGTCGACCCGCGATCTGCAAGAAGTGCGGCACGACTGGACTCGTCTGGATGCGCACCGAGTACGACACTCCGCATCGGATCGACGAGTGGTCGCTGATGTACACGGACACCGATGGGCAGAGGTACAACCACGTGTTCAAGTGCGGGACGCGTCGAGCGACGAACGTGGCACGAGCACGTGTCGAGAACGCCGCGCCGTCTCCAGTCAAGGTGGGTGATCGAGTTACCGTCAGCGGGCATCTGGGTACGGTCGAGCGTCTGTGGCGACCGACATACGATGTCTGGGCAGACAGCAAGCGCATACGGTTCGCACGGGGCGAACTGGCTGTGAAGATCAAGTGGGACGAGCGCGGCAAGCATCGTCTGAACGATTGGCAGCGGGCGGCGAATGTCCGCATCGTCGAGGAAGAGAGGCAAGGATGAGCGAGAAGAGCGACCGATGCGTGGTCTGCGGCGACGTCGCGTCGCACTACCCCGTGATGATCTGGGACGGTACGGAACCGATGTTCTGCTGTTCGTGCTACGACTGCGGCGAGGCGGCAACGACCTGTGAGACGCGCGAGGCTACGTCGTGAACGTCGACGCGGTGCGCTGCCTCAACTGCGGGCATCTCGTCGCGCTCGACGAGCGACGACTGACTGGCTGCCTTTGCGATCCAGATGCGCCGACGTGGATCGCGTTGACGCGCGACGGCGCGTTGCTGAAGGGATCGGCGTCAAGGTTCGAGATCGAGAAGAGCAACGAGGAAGGGAGACAGTAGTGACGAGCAAGTGGCAGGAAGAGTTCCTCCTAGTCGACGGGTCGCGTGGATGGCGGGCGACGCTCGCAATCTGTTCCATCGCGCGATCGTGCGGCTGGACGAAGGAAGTCAAGGCGCGAGAGTTCGCATCGGACTACGGCGACGACGAGTGGGACGATCTCCACGACGCTGCGGACGAGGCGATGGAGTGGCTCACAGCGACGTTCTGCGCGGAGGGCTACGAGGTGCGTTGGGACAGCGGCGAGATCGTCGTGGCGCGTCTCGAGGACGATGGCGAGGCGGCGTAGAACCGTTGCGCGAGAACGGCGAGAAGGTTCTGGACACGTCGGCGGGTAGCACCGTACGCTGATCTCATCGGCGGCGAGGGGTCGTCGAGAGAAGAGAGGGGAAGAGCATGGCACGCAAGATCCAGTTCGAGATCGCGAACAGCGAGGGGCATCAGATCCTCGTCGTCCGCGACGTACGAGGCGAGCACTCGTGCAACGATCGATGCCGCCTCTGCGGTCTGAAGATCCGCAACGGCGGCAAGCACTCGTACTACCTCGCACAAGCGAACATCGGCGTCGCGCTCGTCGGACACGAGGACAGGGCGTTCGTTCTCGCCGAGTTGCTCGATGACTCGTCGATCAGCCTCGGCGCGGTCGCCGTCGGCTCCGAGTGCCGCAAGCAACTGCCCGCCGAGTTCGTCGGCAAGTGGTAGTCGAGATGGTCAGCAACAACAACACACGAGAGGGGAAGAGCATGGCAGGCAAGAAGGCAGAGAAGGTCGTCATCAAGACACGGATCCAAGAGATCCCGCTAGGCGGGACGCTCGCCTACTTCGACGGTCAGGAAGTTCGCACCGTCAAGGGATACATCTGGCGCGACGGCGAGGGCGGCGTTCACCTTCGCAAGTGCCGTAGCAACTACCACGAGCGGATCACCTACACGTGGAACGTCCTCGGCTTCTGGGTCGAGCGGTTGAGCGGCGGCTACGTCCTCGAGAAGAACGACAACGGCGAGATCGTCAGCGTCTGGCAGGACTTCGACCACAGCCATCTGGAGATCGCGTAGGTCAGTCTCCCCACACCGCGCAGGCGGCATCGGTTCGCGACCGAAGTGGGGAACTCCGAGCGAGGTGCTCGGACACGAGAGAGAGGGAGAGATGGAGCCGAAGAGGGAGAGCAAGGATCGGTGGGTCGTTCTTCGGGACGGCGAGATCGTGAAGTGGTGCCAGTCCTACTGGGACGCGTTTCACTCGATCCACACGATGCAGGGACAGTCGGTCTGGTGGGCGACGACCTACGAGGGCTGGGAGATCGCGCATCTGGCGGTCGTCCGATGAGCGCGGATCTAATCGACCATCGCGAGCGTCAGGGACGTCTCGTGTATCGATGCGGCTACGAGTTGCGTGAGCACTACGGCTGGGTGCGTCTCTCCGTGCGAGGGGCGATCGTCGAGGGACGTCGGATCCGAGGCAGCAACCGTTGGGGCATCTGTTCGCTCGACGAGGTCGTGCTGTTCGAAGAGAAGAAGAAGGGGGCGTGA